AAGTGCCACGACTTCCAATCAGGATCATCTTCACTCTCACCCAACTTAAAGGTATCATAGAACCAGTTACGTCCCTTGGGAGTCCCAATGAACAAGGCTCTACCTCGCTTGTCAGAAAGTGAAGCCCTAATAACTTGTTCCCACGCTTCAGGCTTAATGTCCGCAACCTCATCGAGAACGGCGTAGGTCAGACTGACACCACGGAGCGTATCAGGTCTATCCGCACCACGAACATAGATTCTTGCTCCGTTTATCAGGGTAATGTCTAGGTTGTTCACATGGCTATTCTGGATAACCTCTCTACCAAGGTCTAACAACAAGTCCCAGATAATCTGTCTTGACTGCCCCATAGTCGGTGATACATACAATACAGCAGAACCTTGAGGACACTTGAGTCCTTCTATCAGTAGGGTAACAGCCGCCATACGGGACTTACCGCAACGACGACCAGCAGCCACAACCTTAAACCGAGTCGTATCCTTGAATACCTCTTGTTGCCAAGGAAGTAGAGAGAAGTTCAAATCAGCCATATTTAGCCTCTACATCTTCAGGTTGTTCAGCAGTATCCACTACCATCGGTTCTTGCCCTAATCCAGTAATATTGATGGTCACAGCACTTCTCTGGCTCTTATCCTTCTCAAACATCGAAACAGGTAGAGTCCTATCCAAACACATTTTGAGTGCTACCAATTGATGGGGATGCTCATCATTAAGGGCTATCTCAATAACCTTCTGAGCCACATCCTTACCCCCACTCCTAATCATCAGCTCTTTAAGCTCCTTCAGACGTTGATGGTCTGTCTTAGGTAGTACTAAGGGCGGATTGTCAGCAAACCTCTGTATGGTCATCTTGACGCTTCCCTTTGGTCTTCCTCTTCCTCTTTTTAACGTTTCCATTTTGTCCTTTCTGGAATGGTCAATTTAGCTTTTTTTGAGGGTAGGGGGCTACACCAATATCTACACACAGACGCTACCCCCTCCCCCCCCATACATCTCACCACCTAGGGTTTACCCTCATAGGGTTTCTACCTAAGGGTTTCTACTACTGTACAAGCAGCCAGGACTGTCTATCCATACAGATCAGGGTTTACCCTAGATGCGAATGATTCTCATTAACGTTTCATGCAGGTGTAAGAGTGATGCACCTTTTTGGGGTTACTTGAATTTAAACGAGAACTATTCTTGTTTACTCTTCCCTTACTGTTTACCTTACCTTATCCCTTAGTGATTCCTCTTCATTGGGGTTGTTGGTTGTTTACCGAGATTCCTAATGAATCCAAATCCATGTTCGGTCTAAACCCTTTGTTATAAGCCCATTGGTACAGGTCTAGAACGTTCTCAAAGCCCTTGGTTAAATCACCTTGACCCGCTGATAACAAAATAATTCTTTGAGGGTCTGTGAGGATTCTCAAGAAGTTTTTAGTGTTTGGGCTTGAGGGTCTCGCCATTGTCCAAATATCCTAATAAATTGAATTAATTTAATTATTGCATACTTTAATTCTAAGGGTAAACACTCATAGGGTTTTGGAGGGGTCAATAGAATCAACAACTTACGAGAGTTGGCACGATTCTTCCCTGCTATATATATGAGAGGGTCAAATTTTCCTCTCTTTTATCAACTCAATAGGTGTCAACATGAAGCAAACTTACAGAACAGAATTCCCAAACTTTGATTACGACATCCCACAATTGCCCGAGGGTTTTGTAGATGTCTCTTGGCACAATAATGTCTCTCCATCGTTCGAGAGAAAGCTTGACGACACAAACTCAATCACTTTATGGGTTGACTATGCAGACGAGAATAGACGTGAATGTGGAGGTTCACAATTTCTTGTGATTGTTCATGAGACAGAGGAAACGCAAAACGTGTTGTATGAATCGGAATACAATTCTTTGGACGATGCGATAAGCGCCATCAACGATATTTTAGCTAATGAGGCTCACTAATGAAAAATACCATTTTGGACATAATCAGCTCGGTAGCCATAGGTCTAGCCCTTTGTGTTGGTCTGTTGGCTTACTTTGACGTTTTGGTCAAATAGTTTTCGGCAGCTAGGGTTATCCCTAGTTCACCAGGTGTTTACAAAACACTAAAATTCTCTCTCTCAATCAACTTTTAACAGGTGTCAACATGAAAAAATGGGTCAAACAAAACAGAAGAAACTTTAGAGATGTTGTGGCTTTATACACAAACATCCTCACATTAGAGGGAATATACGAAACAAAATGTGGGCAAACCTTTTCAAAAAATACCCACAAACCTTGCGACAAGCCAACAGACTTTTTCCTCGCTCAAGAAATCGACAATTGGGAATTTGTTTCGGGCGGTAACATTTATAACGAAGACGCTACCGAAGACGAAGAACCAATTTATCATTATGGTTCTTACTGTTGTGATGGGGATGGGATTGTGTCTGTTGAGCTTTTGGTAGATGGGAAGATTCGTTTGCTTGACCAAGGTGACTATATGCTTGATTTAAGCTCTAACCTTGACGAGGCAATCCAACAGGCAACAGAGTATCTAAAAGAACAATATCCCGAAATATACGAAATTCGGTTAGCTCCTGTTAAGAGCTGATTATCAAAATATTTTTAAATAGGTGTCAAAATGAAATATTACATTGAATATAACAATATCCCAACTCGCCATAATACTAAGCAAACAATTGAAACAGATAGTCCACAGTTATTTGTAAATATGATTGGTGAGAATGAATTGGCATTGACTAATTATGCAAAACGATATCTAAATATCGGCAATTATGGGGCACTCATTTGCCGAATTTATCAAGAGGATTTAAATAAAAATCAGCTAGAAATACTTTTTAAATACCAAGAGCATTTCGGTTCAAGATTACGCAAAATTTTGAACAATTCTCCCAAAGAAATTTTTGTTTAACTTTTTTAATAGGTGTCAATATGCGAAATCCATACAAAATGATTCTCCAAAGAGAAGGTTTGCCTTACAAAACCCTATTGGGTACTGCGTCCACAAAAACAGTGAAAGGGGAAAAGTTTGGTTACCTAACCGCCATCCTCTACTTAACACCAGACGAGAATCTATGCCCTTTGGCTAGGTTAGCGGGTTGCATGGAGGGCTGCCTTTATTCTGCGGGTAGAGGGGCTTTTAATTCGGTTCAAAAGGCTAGACAAGCCAAAACAGACTTTTGGTATAACAACCAAAGGGCTTTTTTACTTTCCCTTTGTGCGGATATTTGGCGTTTGCACTATACGTCCGCCCGAAATAATGACCAAAAGCTCCTGGTACGTTTAAATGGCACTAGTGACATCCCTTGGGAAAACTTCCCAATTTTGTTTGATGGTGATGTTGATGGAATCGGTAGAACGATTTTTCAATTATTTCCCGATGTTCAATTCTATGACTATACAAAACACCCATCAAGAAATTTACAGGGCAAAACGTATGGCAATTATGATTTGACCTATTCATTCTCTAACATTACCCCAAAGCCCATTTCAATCAAAGGGCTGACAAACAAAAATAATTCTAGGGTTGCGGTAGTGTTCCAAAGAAAAGAGGACATTCCTTCAAGCTTCCGATCTTGGGAAGTTATTGATGGTGACGACACAGACGTTAGACACATAGAACCCAAAAATGTTGTTGTTGCCCTTTATGCCAAAGGTAAGGCTAAAAAAGATACTTCGGGTTTTGTTCAAATCAAGGGGCTGCACTATGTCTAAAATATTTTACAAAGCCATTTTGGATAGTTGGAATTTTCATTTTGAAGCTTATGCCGAAAATGAAATACTAGCCAGAGAACACCTAAAAAATGGATTAAATAATCATGCAAAAGATTATCAGATGCCCCTTGATTGGTGGCATGAATATGGAAATGATATTTATGTTGTTGAAATTGAAATCGGTAGACCTGATTTTAATTCATGCTATCGGGACAATCATTTAATATCGGAGAGAAAATGATTTATGCTTGTGTTGCCCTAATCCTCCGAATACTTAGCGGTAAACGCTAAACACCAAAGCCCTCTACGGAGGGTTTTTTTACGTCTGGCATAGCTGGTATGGACAAGCCCTTAAAAACGCCTAGAACGGGCTTTTAGTGCCTTTGGTGGGCATTTCCTCGCACAATCCTCGGATCGTTTCATTCAATGCGTCTATTTCGTCCATCTTGTTTATAGCCCAAGCCCTCTTTTGTCCATGCCATCCTAAAACTGGATTTCTGTGGCAATCAACGCAAAGGGCTATACAGGTATATTGCAAGCCCTGTTTGTAATGGTGAGCTTCTGTTGGCGGTGATGCCTGGCATACTGAACACGGGAGGGATTTAACCCTTGCAAGGTGCAATCTCTCTTTTGCGTTCAGTTTATTGTTCATTGAGTTGCTTTTACTTCCATGCGGGCTGAGTATTGGTTTGTTCTCCAAACCTCAATTCGGGCTTGAGCTGCAGTCATTAGCCATCGGTAGTTCTCTTCTTTTTCTACCGCCTCTCTAATGCCCTCCAATATTTCAACATAATCAGCGTGTGCATAAGCATAGGTTTCTTGTTTGCCCAAAACCTCAATTCCCGCATTTGCCATTAATTGGGCTTTGCGGGATTTTCTAAACTCTTCCAAATACATCCGATCCGCTTTTGCTTTTGCATACAAAGGGGCGGTGTCGATTAGGTATTGGATGGCTTTGGTTGGTTCGTTCATACATCCTCCAACTTATAGTTGAGTTTGTGATTCTGAAACCGCATGGCTGCCTCAATGTCTAGCTCTTTGAATTGCTCATCAGAGAATAGCCCAATGACGTTTCTACCTTCAAACCAAACTTCTTTGATGGACTCGTTATAGGTTGTCTCTCCATCGTTTTCATACTCATAAACGACAGTAACAATCTCGCTACCTGCACCTGTTGTTGTGTCAAATTCCCAAGTTTTTTCCATGATTCACTCCTGTTAAAAATTAAATCTTACCTAATCGCTTATGTAATACCATAGGTATTTACCCTAATTTTTCAAAAAAAGATCGAACAGCAAATGACTTTCCAAAAGCAACAATTGTGTTGATGCCTACCAACAATAAGTTGTCTGTTGTTGATGCTTCAATGCCTAGAATTTTGAAAACCAGTAGGTTTGAGCAAAAAATTAAAATAGTGCCAGCTCCGACTTGTGTCATTGCTTCGATAATGTTCTTTTTCAATTTAATCTCCACAAAAACACGCTATTGATTCCTCATCGGGATCAAATAAACCATGTTGTTTGGCATTGAAGTGCATCATGTCAAGATAACTTGGGTGTGCCTGGTTAAACCTAGCGCCAACCTTTTTCTCCATGTTTGCCCACCAGATAGCCCTTTCTGGTTTGTCGATAATCAGCCCCATCAAATGATCTGCCTTTTTCAAGAAGCAAAGGTCGCAATTGCTCAACAATGAGTTTCCATTGACAGTTACAGTATCAAGGTCAAATGGCTGCTTAGACCAAAAGTCTAGAACATCGTTAACGCCAATCCCTGCGGTCGCAAGTGGTGTTTCTTTGATGTCTTTGTTGTTTTTCATCTTGGCAACACGCCTTTGCTCATCTGCTCTGATGCCGACAAAAGTCACATAATCCTCGTGTCCAAGGCTTTTCATGTACTTGTCGATGGGCAAAATCTTGAGTTCTTGGGTGCAAAACCTCGCAAAAGTGTTTGGCAAATACTTTTTGCGCTCAACCATTGCCTCAAAAGGCTCTCCCTCTCTGCTTGCGGTTTGGTAGTTAACGATCTTCCATCGATCTTTGACCTCGTCTACCCCATCGTATTCAATCCAAGTTATTGGTACTCCCCAATGGGTTTCGCAATCATGGACAAATTTTAGAGTCGCTGGATCTTCCTTGCCTGTATTGGCAAAGCATACGATTGCTTCGGGCGGTAGGCTCATCTGGTGAGCCTGTAGAACCTTGTAAAGCATGAATGCCGATGTTCTGCCTCCTGAGAAGCTGATACAAGTTGGCTCAATAATTTCAAATGGGTTGCTCATTCCAAACACTCCTTAACGCAAATATCAACACCTGGCAGACTCGAATAAACCTTCGTAACGTGGATGTTTATGATCTGCGAATCGTCATGGTAAACAACCCCGTTCATGCCATCTTCTACGCTCTTTAGGATATTGCTTGCGTCAGGCTTCTTTGTTGGCTTTTCTGACCCGTTATCAATGGCTTCTAACCGCTTTTTGGTGCATGACTTAGGGATTGGTACTCTGATGTACAAATAAAGGCTCACAGGGGTTTCTAGTGGCTCTGAGCTACCCATTGCCTCGATTGCAGCATCCTTGATTAAAGTTTCATAGGTTCTTGTCTTCTCAGGGGTGTAAGTTTGCACAAAATTTCCCCTCTTGACGTATCTAGCCCTTTGTTTGCCAACAGGGTTAGCGTCTACTTTAAAAGTGACCATAAATGTCATTTTAGGATTCTCCATGCGGTAGCTGCACACAAGGGGACTTGCCCGTTTCCAATGGCTTTAATTCGCTCCATCCTAGCGGCCACCCCATGAGCCACTCGACCCACGTTGGGTTCAGTTGACCACCAGTTTGCGTGTCCAATTGGTGAGCCACCACTCCGAGTCCAGGTGACTTCCTGTTTCCCGCAGTCTTCCCGTCTTTCCAATCTCGTGCATTCGGAGTCGGCAATAGCTTCTCCCTCTCTGCTTGTTTCACCGCAGTAATCAGATTGATTTGGTGTTTCTTGGTTCTCAGGTTCTCCTCGCTCCGAGGGCCTCTCTTCCCATCCCATGCGTTCGGGGTAGGCCAGTTCTGCCCTGATCCATATCCTGTCCCTCTGA